TTGTTGGATTCCTTCTAAATAAGGATTAACAATGTTTAAGAATCTATTTCTTGTTTCAGAAGAGTTTTGTTCGAATACTAAATATTTTGAAGTTGAAGCGATATACTTTCTAACAGTCAATAATAATCTTCTTACATTGATTCTATCTAATGCAGATGGTTTATCTTGTAAAGTTTTTTGACCCCATACTACAATACCTTGTCCAGGGAACTGGCAGATTGGATTAATTTTATTTTCGTATAATTCATCTCTCTCTGATTGAGTTAATCTATTTAATACACTAACTGCTCCTACCAAACCACCTCTATTTAAACCTGCTGGTGCGAACCATTCTGCTGCTACTCTATCGTTTGCTGCAAATACAGCTGGCAACAATACTGATGGTGGAACTGTGATTAATTTGTTTGTGTTTACATCAATTGTCTTAACCCATGGATAATATGTTGCTGCGTAGTTAGTATCTAAACTTTCAGCTTTATTAATTACTGTTTGTTTTGCTAAATGAGAATTACCCATTTCAGTAATGAAGAATGCGTCTGCTCTTTGCTCAACCATATCAACAATTGCTTGGTGAACATATGAGTGATTATTTTTTGTAATACCAGGTGCAACTACCATATTAATATCCCATTCATCTGAATTAGACAAGGCATTTATTTGTTTCATATATGCCAATGTTCCAGATGATGTAGATGATGATAAATCAAATCCTTGTGAATTTCCTGAATTAATATCACTTCCTTTATTAATTGGTTGTGCTGGACTCATACCATCAAATCCATGTTGGAATGCTACAATAAAATTTCTTTTTGCAACATCTGTTGCAACTGAACCAGTTAATTCCAAAAATCCACCAGTTGCAGCATCTAAACCAAATTCTGGATTTATAGCGTTTGATGCACCATTAGGAATTGGTTTCATATAAATTTTGTTATCTGAATTACCATCCAAATCAATACCACCAAATTGCGTTTCAGATGCAGTTACAAATGTCACTGCTGGAAGTAATGATAATACTGCGGATGATGCCGATACAAATGAATGATATGATTCGTGTCCAAATGGTACTGCTTGTACAGGTGCATTTAGATTTAAATTTGTAATTCTAACATATTTTGATTGATTTACCCAATCACCTTCTTCTGAAATTTTACCATCGTTTGCAATACTTAATTTTCTATCACCAATTACTCTACTAATAAAGTTTGGAGAATTAGGGTCTAAGTTTACATTTGCGAATGTTTCTAATACTGTTTTTTTCTTATTTGTATCACCAAATGCTCTTATAGTTATTGTAAATGTACCATAATCAGTACCACTAACAGTACCTGCTGGTTTTATATTTGAAATACCAACTTTAATTTTTGTATTTGTTGAATTACCCACTCCTAATGTTTCCAATTGGAAAAGATTATATCTTTGACCACTTATTAATTGTGATTCGATTACTGGTGTTGTAGCTTCACAAGCTGTACCATTTCCATTAGAACCACTAAATGATTGATTTCCTAAAATAGTTACAGATGGAGTAACATTACCACCAAATGTTATATCCGTATTCTTAAAAAATGCGTAAGAATATGCATCTTTACTACCATATGCTGATGAGCCAAATACAGCTTCTATATCATTTATATCGGATGAATTTAAAGATGCTGAAACATCTAAATTTCCACCTCTTAATACAAATTTACCATCATTAGCATTGGAACTTGTTAATTGAACATCTGCGAATCCACCATTGAAACTTGCCGATGTATTAAACAAAATACCTAAAGATGCTGATATAGAACCCGATGTTGCTGTTAATAACAAAGGTGCGGTTTCAGTATATCCACTAACACCCGCTACTCTACAAATAGTTGCTGTTCCTGCTTCTCTTAAATAGTTTTGTACTGCAAGAGGAGTATAATATGTATCATCAACAATTCCAAACAATGTTTCAAATTCAGCTTGTGAATTAACTATTGTTGGAACTAATGGACCTTCTTTAAAAGGGCCAATGAATGCTGCACCTATTTCTGCTACACCTTGCTGTAAAAATGAAAGGTCGTTTTCTTTTGTAAATACGCCTGGTGATACTAACTTTTCTGCCATTTTATATGCTTTATTTTATTTTATTAATTCTCAATATAAATATAATATTTTAACCCAAAACATTAAATATTACTTCAATGCAGTTGAGAAGTGATTATATACTTGTTGAACTGTCGATGCACTCTGTAATACATTATAGAACAATACCGCTTGAATACCGCCATTCCAGAAACTTGTTCTTGCACTATTACTACCAATTGTCAAATAGTTTGTAGATGATGGTGCTGTAAATGCATTTGAAGTAAATGTTCCAACAGATGTTCCATCAACATATATTGTACAAGTTCCACTAGGTTGGAATGTAGCAGAAATCAAATAGTTTGTTCCGGCTGATAATGATGTTGTTAATTGTGCACTATTTCCTAATGAACTACCATAAAATTTAACTCTATTTAATGCGGAGTTATCGGTTGATTCAATTGCTAAACCATAAAATCCTGCATAATCAAAAATAAATCTTGATGATGTTCCTAATGTTGTTGTAGGTCTAACCCATACGTGAATTGTACCAGTATTAACATTGAATTGTGAATATCCACCATTAATGTTTGTTGTTGTATCTTTATAGAAGAATTGGTTAGTTCCGTTAAATGTTGCATAAGATGCTTTTTTACTTACACCATTTGTTGATGTTGGATTACCACCTGTGATACTTGCTGCGTTTGTTACACCTGCAGGTCTTAAACCTGTATTATAACCACTCAAATCTAACCAGTCTGCTGTTGCACTTCCTGAATTATACGATGCCGTTTTATATTGGTCTATATATAATCTTAATCCTGTTGATGGGATGTGTGGTTGTGTTGTTGTTCCTTTGTTGTGAGATATTAAACCATTTGAAATATACACGTCGGCACTTTCCACATTCACAGTTACAATTTCAACATCAGCTTTAACTACTTCAATATTAAATACTTCAACTTCGGTTTGGTCTTGCATTACTAATTTATCACCAGGAAGTATATCTCCTACATTTTTAAATTTATATTTTTGTATTTCATTACAATAAACATAAAGTGGGTGAGTTTCTGTTGCTTTTATCAAACCATCATTGATTGAAAAATATCCTTCTGCAAAATTAAATGTTAAATCTGCAACTGTTACATTTTGTGCAGAACCATCCAATACTTCCGAATGGAAAAATCTCCACTCTGTTTCCGAACTATCAATTGTCAATGATTCATCTGGTAGACCAGCTGGAACCCATGCCTTAATTTGGTCACCAACATTCAAATCTTCTACATTGATTTCTGACCCATCTGCTAATTGAACTTTTGTTCCAAATAATAAACAGAAATCAGGTTGGTTTATTGTATTATAAACATCAACTGCAAATAATGTTTTTGATGATGTAATGTTATAATTTGTTGCTGCCAAATTGAAACCATCTGCATATCCCATTGTTAGTGTTGCAGAAGCTTCAGAATAGTTAGATGCATTAATTGCTGCAGGTGTGATTGGAAAAGTTGGTCTTGTTCCTAAAGTTGCTGCACCAACTGTAAAGTTTGCATTATTAAAAGAACAAGTAAAGTTATTAGCTTGTGTTGCAACTTTCGTAGCAACAAATGATCCTGATGTATCAAACGAAAAGAATGCATTTTCAGTTGTGCTTTCAACTATATATGTAAAAGTTGGTGGTGTTATTGTTACTGAATCAAATGAGAATCCATGTATATTTGTATTGGATGCTCCTCCGTTCAATCCACCTAAAGATACAGCCTGTGTTGTTCTTACCGAACCACTTACTGCTCTATATAAATTTCCTAATGATAAGTTTGTTCTTGGCATAGTAATATGAATTATCTGTTATAAATATCTAAAAGTTTTTGTTTCCACAATTGTTTATCTGAAAAATGTTGTTTCATCCAATTTTTTAATTTATTGAATTCAGTTTTACGGGTTTCATAATCATCTTTGCAAATTGTTTCATATGTTTCTTTAAATGATTCGATACTATCTGCTTTATATTTGTAATCAAGAGGAACGTGCCATTTTTCATGTAATATTGGAAGTTTACCCCAATCCACTGCTTCAAATATTCCGTATCCAAATGGTTCAAATTCAAAACAAGAGTGAGATATTCCCCAATCAAGTCCGTAAAATCTATTTTTAAATTTGAAATCAAACTTATATATTTTTGATTTCTCAAATTTGTATCCGTATTTTTGTTTATAATATTTGTTGAATGTTTCTGAATTAGTAGAAATAAAACTTGGTAATCCATCCATATATTCTGGATTCTTTCTACCTTCTGCTCTAGCTGCAAATCCTACATTAAATGAATCAACTAATTTTTTGTTTTGTGTAAATTCATAACAATTTGGAATATGATATAAATTTTCCGTTTCGTATGGAAAATGATATAATCCTACCCAAATTTTGTTTTTGATTTTATTAATTAATTCACTTTCGTATTCCCAATTACCATACCAATGTAAATATTCTTCTTTTTGCATTTGTGCAATTAAAGAAACTTTAGTAAGATTATGGAAAACAATAGAATCAACCTTATCCAAATTTTGATAAACAGCCTTTGTTGGTGTGTAATGACCATGGAGAATGTGTATTCTTCTGGCACCATCAAAAATTTTGATAATTTCTTCTTCGTTGGTTTCCCAAATATGGTCAATATTAATTGGAAATTCTTCGTAATTTATAGGTTTTTTTCTATGGAAAAGAAGAAGTGGCTTCACTTCTAAGTGTGGTGCCACTTCTTTTATCCATTCAGTTACCCATATATCAGCACCGCTGTTAAACCAAGGTCCTCCAGCGGTGGTGTAGTAAACATCATACATTAAATTATAAACCTTTTTGCTTCTTTAACTCTTCTACTTGAATTGTTAAATTATCGATATGTTGTTGTTGCTCTTTAATACCTTCGATTAATAATGCAACTAATTTATCATATTTTACGGCTTT